CTAACTTTCCACCTCACTCATTGGCCGGATGTACGCAGCCCACTTGCTCCATCCGTTTGATGTCTTGTAGGCGTTGACAGCATTGTCGGGCACATGGATGTCAGGTATCCGGGGAGCGTTAAGCAGTGTCCAGTAATCGGTCGACGGAGGTGTTGATGTTCGTATTATCAGGGTCTTTAACAGAGGACAATTCCCCATACCGGTAACCGACACGGCATTTTCCCCGATTTCCACACGGGTCAGTCGTGGCATATCCCCCAATCCGCTAATTGCTGTGACATGGGGCGGATATACGAATTCCGAAATTCCGGTGCCGCCGAAAGCGCCAGACTCAATAGTTGTCACTGTGTCAGGAATGGAAATTTCTTTCAACGCCCCACAATTGTAGAAAGCCTGCTTTGAAATAGTGTCGCACCCATTGCCTATTATGCATCTTTCCAGAGAGACGCATCCGTAAAAGTATTGGTATCTGATATTCCTGTTTTCCGGCAATTCGATACTTTGCAAAGACGTACATCCGGTAAACAGATTATTGGACGAGGTGGTGAAATTTAGCCACTTGAACTCATTGAATGAGGCAATCCGCGTATTGTTTGCAAATGTGCTGGCACTGATTGCCCGTTGGACAGCCGCCTCCTCTTCCGTTATATAGCCGTCCTTGTCGGCATCCCATACACCAAGGCAGATGCGCCGGGCTTCCGCGTCCTTGAAATGAATGGCCGCTTCACCGATAAGTATTAGGTTCAGCCTATCGAATATACTTCTCAGTGCATCCACCGTGTCTTGATAGTACTTGGAATGCACAGTAATGGTACCTTCCAGTACCGGTATCGGGTCTTCGCCGGACAGTCCCTCGGCTGACAAGCCGGAGTAGCTGCCGTCGGAGAGCTGGGCGAGCATGTCGAGTGCGTCGGCAGTGTAATACTCTTCATTGAAGCCTATGGCGCGGATGTGTTTCAGCGCGTGGGCATCACCCTGGGACTGTTGTGCCTCAATGACATCAGACAGCAGCTTCATGGGGCTCAGCAGGGGGCAGTTCTCCACCCAGAAGTCCGTGATGTTTCCGGCACACTGGCCGATGCGCAATCCGTCGGTGGACAGCAGGGGGAAGTTCCTGAAGCCGATGTACTTGTTGTTTGCCGGATACTCGATGACTTCGAGACTGCCGCCCTCCGGAACCTTAATCTGGCTGAGCCCCGTGCCGTCGGCATATATCTCACGGATGTTCTGGCAGGCGCTCAGGTCAAGAGTACCCTGCAAGGTGGCAATGTTTGACAACAGGACTTTCTGTAGGCTGCCGCAGTCGGCAAGGGTAAGCCCGGTGATGGTGATGATGACGTTTTCGGTCTTGCTGCCCAGGATGAGCTCCGTCAGGCGCCGGCCACGGACCACCATGGTGCCGCTGACGTTCTTCCGGTGCCAGTCGCCGATGGAGAGCAGCCAGCTCGCCGCCTGGATGGCGTTCTGCTGGTCGGCAGAGCCGCCGAGGTCGATGGTCATCCGGCACACTTCACCGGCCTTGGTCCTTGCGCCCTGCACGATGCTGGTACCGTTTGCAATGGCCGGGTACATGTCGAATGCCGGGGTTATCTCGTAATCTATCAGGTCGCCTGCTGCACGCACGATGATGGTGTCCGTTCCGCTGTTTGAAAACAGACCGTAGCTGTATTTCGACATGATGTACATGATGCGCTTCTTCACCCAGGCGGTTTCGGCGGAGCAGAAGTCGCCATGCGATTGGGTGATAGGGTCGGTGTCGTTGGTATAAGAGCCGCTGTTGTAGGCTATCTTGGCTATCTCGTAGCGTTTGGCATCGGCGTTGACCAGCGTGGCCGGGAAATAGTTCTTGATGCCGAGATAATACTTCTTGTAGAAGGCATATACCTTGTCATAGGGAGTGCCCGAGGATTGTCCGCACAGGCTTTCCATGGCACTGAGCATCTTCCGCATGCCTGCCGCAATCTCGGCGCTGAATGCCAGTTCGAGCATGTTCCAGAATACGGATGTCTCGCCGTTCCAGATGGGCTGGCCGTTACTGTAAACATCGTGCATCTCGCAGTGGTAGGGCTTGCGGTCCTGACCCTGGTTGTCTATCGGGAAGATGGTGTCGGCATCGTCCAGGCGCCACCGCCACTTGCTGCCGGTAGTGCAGAAGTTATACGGATAGGTGTTCTTCGCCCGCTGGTCGGTTCCGGCCGTAAACTCCACGAAATTATGATGGAATACGGCGTCGCTGATGTCGAAGCAGTCGGGGATGGTAGCCCGGAAAAGCTGCTTCCTCGCATTGACGAACAGTTCATTCAGCTGGTCGGCCGTGAAGGCTGATAAATCACTGCTTAAATACTCTTTGAGCTGTGTCTTAAGGTTAATCTGCCCGGCCCCGATGTCCGAAGGGATGAATTTCCCTTCCGCCGCCTCATAGTAGTACAGATTGTAGAGGTCGGTATCGCCGGTCTTGGCAATCCAGTACTCATACCCCGTGCTCCGATATTCCGCAACAGAAGCATTCAGCTCCGCCAGCGTGCCGCCAAACGGACGGATGCGGTTGTTGCAGACATATACGGCGTTATAGGAATCTATCCACCTCTGCGCAGAGAGCGGTTCGGTCCCGTCGGCATTCAGCTCTCCGGCGTCGAAGTCCCAGCAATTGGTATCATTATATTGGAAGGCTTCCTCATCGGCATTGTACGCCCAGTATGACTTGCCGCGGTTCCAGGGCACACGGAACAGTGCCCCCAGCGGTGCGTTGTCCGAGCCCTCTACAGAGAGAAGTTCCGGGAAAGCCTCCGTATCATAACCGAAACAAAGGTCATCTCCCTTGTCCGGGCCGAACGTAAATTCTCCCATGCAAGTATATACATCCTGCCCTTCCTCGTTCACGGACTTCGAGAAGCCGATGAACGGCTCCTGATAGACGGCCACACGTATCTTCGGGTCGGCAACCATCGCCTCGTTCTTCATGCCTGTCTCCTTGAAGAGGGCATCGTAGGCATCCACGCTGCCTGCCTTGTGGTCCTGCATGGAGCTCGCCCAGTTCTTCTTGGCGGTCAGGCGCCCGGACTTCGGAACGTTGTCGTACATCAGCACACAGTTCTTGTCCGTGGTACCGTCGGCATAGGTCGCGATGGAGGCTATCTTGTTTCCATCAGCGTCCTTCAGCCCTTTCATCTTAAATCTAATATTCCACTCCAGGTATTTTTTGGAAGATGTACCCTGGCCTTCCACCAGCAGATTGGTAAGCGTGAAGTTCCTCTCCGGCTTGTCCTTGAAGAAGACTTCCAGATTACCCGCCACGCCCGAAGGGTTCATCAGGTTCGGGAAAGGCTTGTCTACCACAAACACGTTGTACAGCAGCTTCGTGGCATTGAAGTCGATATTCACACCCTCACCGTCCAGCACGAGGTTGACGTTTTTCTCCGCAAGCTTCTCGTCGGTGGTCACCAGCTGGTTGATATAGTTCTTCTGTACGGCTTCCGAAGGCAATGCACTGTCGTAGACACGCAGCCCGTACAGGTAGAGGTTGGCATAATCGCTACCCAGCACAATCTTGCCGTCATTGCGGAAGTAGTCGTTGTTCTCGTAGGCATACTGCCGGTTCTTCTTGCCGTTGATGTAGATGGCCACAATGTTGAACCCTGCATTCCCGTAGGCATCGGGCATCACGACTACTGTCAGGCGGATACGCACACCGTTGTCTATAGGTACGTCCTGCGTCGAGCTCTCCTGCATGGACTGGGAGAAGAAGGATACGTTCTCGCCCGACACGCGCAGGCCTACGTTGTTCTCCGCAATGGTGATGATGTCCTTGCTGGCATCCGAGGGATTCTCCACCTTGAAGTCGATTTCGATGGTCTTGCCCCGGCGGGCGGCTTCCGTGGCGAAGGGGCGGTAGTCTATCACGGCCCTGCTGCGGGCGAATATCTTCAGTGCCTTCACTCCGTCGGCGTCAGCCGCCCATCCGTCGTTGCTCCAGTTCAGGTTGCTCCACTCTACCGGTACGGCCGTCTTGTCCGCCTCGTTGATGACGCTCCTGTAATTCGTCTGCGAGTTGGCACGGGTCCGAGGATTGATATAGAGTGCGGCGCCTGCCGTAGCCGAATAGCCCAGCGAGTTGTTCACCGGCAGGGCAATGGGTTCCGTCAGGGCATCCGCACCGTCCGTCACGCCGACCGTGACGCCGAAGTCGGCATCGTCATCCGTCTCCACCTCCATCGGGTAGGTGAAGGTGTTCCTTGCGTTCGCCACGATGGCGTCATTCTCGGAACTGTACACCTCCATGCCGTCTCTGGTGATGGAGAACCTTGCCTCGGTCAGTGCGGACAGACCGTCGTAGATGGCGTAATCAAACACCTTGTTGTCCTGCCAGTTGGTAAGTTGCTCCGCTACGTTGTTCACGCACATAAGCTTCACCGCTTCTCCGGCAGTGGCGATGCACATGATGTTGACCGATACGGATTTTGTCTGGATGGTATTGTCGGAGTTGGAAAGATAGAAACTCACGTTGTATACGCCCGTCGCTCCCGGATGCTCCAGCAAGTAGATATACGGAGTATCCAGATACACGGCTGTGCCTATCGCCTTGTCGTAGCTCTGGCTGTAGCCGTCGCCGGTGACGGTCAAGTGCAGCGTCTTGTTGATGTTGCCGTTGATTATCATCGGGATGTTGATGTCTCCGGAGAAGGCGGTCCACCAGGCGAAGTTCGGGGCGCTGATGCCCAATGACGTGAGTTGCACGTTGTAAGTTACCGGTGCGGTGGTCTTGTCGGTATTCTCCCCCTTGATGGAAATCTTCACGCTGTTGCTTCCTGATGACAGCCATTCGGCTATGTCCTGCCTGATGGATACGCCCGAAGAGACTTCCATCTGCTTCACCACGGTGAAGTCGGCATACTTGGCGTTCTTCATCATGATGGTGCACAGGCCGAGTTCTCCGGTAGACTTGTAGGGTTCGTCCAGGCTGTCGCGATACTGCGAGATGAAGGAGAAGTCAAGCACGCACTCCTCGCCGTACTGCGTGGCGAAGCCGAGCGAGGCCATGTTGTTCCGGACATATACGCTGTACATGGTTCCCGCGCCTCCGGCCAGTTCGCGCACAATCTGTTCAAGCGTCGCACCGGAAGCGCCGTCGAAGGCTGTGCCTGGGTCGGTACCGATGACAAGCTGCGCATTCCTCACTTCCTGCAGGGCGTTTTTCAAGTTCTGCATCGCCGCCTTGTTCGTCTCGAGGCTGTTGTCATTAACGCACTTGGCGAACTCGTTGATTTTTCCGACAAGCTCGTTCAGTTCCTCGGCCCTGAGGATGTTGCCACGAACGAAGTTTCTGTTTAATTTATCCATAACCTATCCTAATATATCGTTGTCATCAAGCCTGCTTGAGTCCAGTATGAAGTCTACAATCTCAATAACCTTGCCGCCACGCGCGGCAAGGGCGTGCATTATCAGGTTCGTCTCGAGCATGCCCGTGTCGGCCATGTCACTCTCGATACGGCTGATAACGGCATTCGTGGCACCGCCGTCACTCCCGGTCACGCGCTTGCTGAGAACGAACCTGATGTAGCCCATGTCACTATTTTATCATATAGTTCAACCATGCGTATGGTTTTCGGTGTCCCGTATACGAAAGGTCGGTCTGACAAGCAAAAGCCTCCCGCTCAAAACTGATGTTTCGGTATGCATTACCGGGCAACACAAGCCGAACGAGCCACTCCACCACATAACACGCATAAAAGGGGATATAAAGTAACTCACGCATTTGTTGCGTATGAATAAGTTCGTGATTAATGGCTATGCCATCCAAAAAACTATCATCACGGACAAACAGAATGCCGAACAGATTGATTGCGGTAAAACCCTTAAAAGGGATAAACCCGTTCCTTACTATTTTCATTGTTCAGATTTTAATTGGTTGATAATTTCCCGTTTAATGGCCGCTATGAGCCGAGAGTTCTTCACTACAAGTTCCAATGCCTTGCAATAACGTTCAGGCACTTCCACCGTTTCTGTGGAGTAGTAAATCTGTCTGGCCAGCTCCTCAAAGCCTATGTCCAGCAGGATGCTGCCGTTGTACATCATTTCATTGCCGACGGTCTCGGCTGCGTCGAAGGTCTGTTTTCCACCTTCGAAAGAGGTCTGGGCCTCGATTTTTCTAAAATTAAATTTCATCTGATTCTTGCTATATTACTTGTTTTTCATATTTCTACCCAAGTATTTCCACCATCAGAAGTTTTGAATACGCCTAAGTTGGATATCTTAAGGCCATGTCTTCCGGCTACGACATTCATTACATCATAGAAACGTCCGCCGGAGGAATCCTCCACGATGACAGAAATCCCGTCTGCACCGATATCCACATCGTAAGATGCGAATTGTGGTCCTCCTGCATGATTATACTGAATACCCTTAGAAAAATGCAAGCCGGAATTTGAAAGCTTCATTGCCGGAATATCAATCGGATGCCAACCGGAAATATAGGAACCAAGACCTTCGTTAGTTATTTTGATACCCCCGATTGTACCGCTTATGGCTTCAATAGCCCCATTCTCTAATATCTTGAAAAAACTGTTTGCCGTAACAATTCCTTCAAGACGTATCTGGTCGGCACTCACCAGCGCATTGCTCTGGAACCTCCCGTCGGGCAGTTCGGTAACGAAAGCGGCTATATACGATTTCTTTACATAACCATCCGAAGCGGTTTTCTCTGCAAACATCTGCACAAGGTTTGATTCGGTGATGAGCCCCGACTTGTCGATGTTCGTGATATGCCCCGCCACATCAAAACTCACTTTTTTCGACAGCAGCGAGTTGAAGTTCCCGGTCGTCACAAGTCCGGAGGTGCTGATATTCGTAATGTTTCCGGAGCCGTCGAAGTGGATGCCCTCCACCAGTGAGGCAATGGCATCCTTTGTCACCTGGATGGCCGCTGTATTCTCATCCGCCGTACTCTGCGCTCCCCGTGCGGCATAATAGGCATCGTAGGCATCGCTTATCCCTTGATTCGCGAGCCTCGTAGCTTCGGCAATGCCATTTTCCGAATCCGTCACCGCAAGCGTGATGCGGTCTCCCAGATTCTCGATATAGGCTGTCGTTGCAGTGGAGGAAGGCTGCCAATCGGATATGTAGAAGTTTTCCCCGGCTTTTTTTGCGCGAATACAAACAAGGGCATCATTCTTATAAGTTATAGTGCCGTCATTATATGTCGCATTCAACCATATGTCTCCCACATCATAGTCATCAAATGTGGTAGGCTGCGACACGAATGTACGCCGTTTGCTGTCTGCCGTATCTTGCGCTTTGGCAGCATCTTCCAGAGCCTTCAGCGTCAGATGGTCGGTGATTTCATTCCAGACACCCGACTCGAACCGGTAGCCCTGCCCGGTAGCGGTATTGTAGAACAGGTCCTGGTCGTGCATGGCCTTCAGCTCCGCGGTAGTCCACTCCGAAGCGGGTATGTTGCCAAGTGTAGGCTCATAGTCGTAGAACCACATCGTGTACTCCTTGTCCGTCTGCTGCTTGATAATGTCGAGATTCACCTGCATGTCGTCAAGTGTCTTGTCCATGTCCTTACCCGTGGCCTGGTTGATGAACTTGGCGGTAATCTCGCTGAGCACCGTATTGAAGTCAATCAACGGTTCGGGCATCGTGTACGAGTTTATCCCATTGTATATGCGCACATAAGGCCCTCCGGCGGTAACGCTGTCCCATACAATGGCACCCTGTCGGCCCGTGTCCGTCCGGTTGCCGAGCTGCACGATGCTGTCTCCGGCAAGCGGGATGTCGCTGCCCGATGCACAGTCGTCTTTGGAGAGGTCTATGTAGTCGTCTCCCGTACCCGTCACGAGCCGCCAGTAGTAGTGGTTGCCCGATTTCAGGTTGAACGTCTCGCAGATGGCCTGGTCATCCTCCTGGAAGGTGTTGTACACGGTACGGCCTTCCGAATCAGTGGTCTTGAAATAGCAGCGCCAGTATGCGCCCTTGTCCTCCACGCGGTTGCAGATGATGCCACCGCCGGTATTGTACTGCCTGCCCCCGACATAGGTGGACTGCTGCACCTGGATGTCCTCCACGCTCAGCTTCTTCCGGATGTCCACAAAGTCGATGTCGAGATGGTAGTTGCCGTCCGCGTCCCGGTAGATGCCGAAACCGCTGCCACCGGCGGCAAAGTTTTTTGATACAATATCTTTCAGCAGTATAATCTCGTTCAGCGTTGCCGTACCCTTCACGTTGATGCCCTCGATGAAGGTCATCAGCTTCTCGATGGTCTCGGCGATATCCTTGCGCACGTAGCGGTCGTCGTTGTCGTTCTTGCTGCCTATAGGGTCAAGCTTGAAGTGCCTCTTCCCGTCGGTCTCCGGTATGCTGTCGTCCTTCGACAGCTTGTAGACGGCGCCCCCGTTCTCAAGGGTGGACACGAGCTGTCCCGCATAGGGGAAATAGGCTTCGGTGTCGGTGTTCCTCGCGTACACGCGTGCGTCTTCTATGGTATCGAATACAGACGAGCTGTCGATAGGCCGGTACGTTGTCCTCTTGTATTGCAGCGCGAAGCTGCTTCCGTTTATCTTTACCATGTCAACTCGTTTTGAATGTGAATGTATCGGCATCGTTCGTGCCGTCGGTCCGTATCACCCACATGCTGTAGTCCTTGGCCGTGCTGCCGTTGGCGCCCTCCACGGAGATGGAGGCGGGGCCGCTGCACACTCCGGCGTCTTCGATGAAGTTGCCGGGATATGCGGTCAGGGTGAGCTCGCTCACGGTTCCCTCAGGTATGCAGATTACGATTGTCTTCCACCGGCCGACACTGAACTTGTAGCTGCCGGAGCCGGTGTACATCCCGCCGCTGCCGAGTGACCGTACCTGGGCCGATGTGGCAGGCACAGAGTCCACAACCCCGGCAAACCACTTGCGGCGCACGTTTACGCTGATGGTGTCGTTCAATGTCTTTTCCGGCAGCTGCCCGTCTGCAGACGCGCCATAGGTCACCGTAGCCTTGTAGGTCTCCCGCTGGGTATAGACACCCGTCAGGCGCCTGACAGCCGTCTGGATACCGGAATTCTCTTCCGAGAAGCTCAGCTTGTTCTCCTTCTTGTCATCATAGTAGGCTTCCGTCATGGCTCCCTGACCGTTGCGCGTGGCCGTGTAGGTGATATACCCTTTCGGCGTGCCGTATTCCACGTCGTTCGAGGTCGATATGCTGCTGCGTAGTTCTGCGCCCACCGGCCGGTACAGCATGTTGCGGAATATACTCTCCCAGGTCTGCCCGGCAGCCACCACGTCGCCCTTCTTGATATAGCCCACGGCGGCCGAGTTCACCAGTATGTCCTTCTTCAGTTTGTCCGAGACTTCAGTTACGACAGAGCCGCCGCCACTTCCGGAGCCCGGACCGCCACCGGCTGCCACCACATACTGCAATTGCGACAGACTGGTTTCCACCGTCCGCTTCCAGCCCTTGCCCACCTTGTTGGTGCATTCGATGGTGGCGATGCTCAGGTTGTCCAGTTTCCGAACAACCTTCGTCATCCGGGTGTCGTAATAGCCGCCAGCGAAATACTTGGCACTCAGCAGCCGAACTCGCTGTCCCGGCTGCAGTGTCACCTTGTATCTGTCCACATAGGTATAGTCCGTATCGCCGCCGTAGATTGATATGTCATCGCTGTACTTCTCCAGAAAGCTCGTTACTGCGGCCTCGTATTCCAGTTCCGCCTGCACCTCATACGATTCCGGCATGCGGAAGTTCCAGGGAATATACTTATCCTCCGGACGGGGAATAAGATTACCGCCGGGTATCTGCATCTCCCCGTTGGGATATGTGTTGATGATTTCCCATTCCAGTGTATCAGAATTGTAGTTCGCGTCAAACCAGTAATTCCCGTTATCAGAATTTCCCTGACCGGCAAGGTCACCGGTCTGGAAGGAGAGGCGCTTCACCAAGCCGGCTATCTCGTTCTTGTTCGGGTCGAACATCATATTCTCGTCGTTGAAATAAAAGACAGTGAACTTCTTGCCTTCGTCGTCTGTCTTCTCTTCAGACCGCACTACGGACACCGTACCGGTGTAATGTGGGAAGATTTCAGCGAAAGCAGCCTCTTCCACATGCTCGTATAATCCATACTGCGTATTGCGGTCCACATACTTCGCCTTGTCCGGCAGCTGCAGGCGGGTATATCCGTAGCGGCTGCGGTCTATATTCCTTGTTGATCCCAGCGGAATCAGACGGGTGAAGAACTGTACATCCTCGCTGTTCTCTGCCTGGGTAAGTGATGTCAGCCCTTGCATGTAGCCCAACGAAACGCGTTCTCCGCGCTCGCAGCGGGTCAGGTTCATCTTGAAGCCGTCCGCCCACCATTCCAGCTCGAAAGCATCCGATATCCTGGTTAGCGCATCCCAGCAGGTGGTATTGTCGTAGTCTATCGTCTGCCACGAAGCCTCCGCCACATCTCCCACGGCCCACACCTCGCGGCCGTAGATGCGGTTCATATTCTCCACCCACTTCTGCAGGTGAGCCTTCGGGCTGCCGTTGAGCGAGAACTGCGGTTCGTAAGCCCCGTCCGTCAGGTTCAGATACATCACCTGCCCGGCGTCGTGTATCGGCGCGTAGAACTTCACAGAGTAGCTGTACGTCTGCATGTTCTTCTGCTTCGGCTTGTACTCTTTCTTGATACTATATTTCACGCCCTCGAGCAGCACGTAGTCGTTCACCTCGAGCAGCACGAAAAAAGGATGTGTGAAGCTGGCGGAGATGGCATCTTCGGTCATCAGCTCCTGATTGAGCGTGGATGACGGAGACGTGCCGGCAGTCAGCTTAAGTTCGCCGGATTGGTTATAGATATTCAGCTTCATTTGAACAGCGTTTAATCGTTATTTAAAGGGTCAATCGTTGTATAAGGATTCGGCTCCCGGAACTTCAGTTTCATCTTTCCGTAAAACTTGTCTCCGATTTTGAAAGGGGTCATCATCTGCTGGTTCGTGCAACTCTTGAAATACATCCGGTAGGTAGTTCCCAGTTCCGGCAGAGACAATACCAGCCAGCCACTTCCAAGAAAAGTCTGGAAGGCTACAAATTTCCGGTGCCACTCCTCCTTCGTGCCGGTAAGTATGCCGAACTGCAACGTTACGTCGCGAGCCTCGTAATGCGGTTCCGGCAGCACATCCGGCAAACGCTCCCCGTTCTCTTCACGAAACGACACAGTTGTATATGCTTTCATGACAGGAACCTTCAGCAGTTCATCATAGTTAGAATGGCTGACAGCACTATCTTCTGCCAGGAAAGCGTTATACTCTTTATATATATCCACACCATTGATAGTGAGTAATCCTTCCAATATCTTCATAATTATCTCATTTTTACTCCGTCCCGTTCCATTCTCTCCATCCCATCGGCAATGCCTTCCAGATACTTGCAGAAAGCCGTATTCTCCGCAATCGTGTTAAGAATGCCGATAGCCTCATACGCATATTGCGATATATCCGTCATCTTGTCATCCATACTGATAACGTGTATCTGCATGGACGTGGCGATACCCTCTATCTTGCCGGCTGTCTCTTCTGTAATGGTAGTCACTGCGCCTGCACGTCCTGACTGGGAAGAGGAACTGCTGCCGTCATCCGCACTCCAACCGAAGGCTGCCGCCATCTTGTCCCGCTCTGCCAGCATGGCATCGGTCAGTTGGCTTTGCATGTTTCTTAAGTCTTCTATCTCCTGCTGTGTATAAGTTCCGTCTTCACCGGCCTTCGCCCAACTGTCGTACAAGGCTTGTATCCGGGTGGAATAATTCTTTGCCAGCATCGAGCGAAGGATGGATTCCTGCAACTTCTTTTCAAAGTCCTTGGCAAAATCCGCATTCTTCAGGCTCATGTCAGACAGCATATTCAGATATGAGTCTTCAAAACTGTCAAAGGAAATACCGGTTACCTGCTCTTTTACCGATTCGAGGATTTCCTTTTCGGCCTCGCCGTATTCAATGATGTTGTCCAGATATCCACGGAAGTCACCGTCCATGGCAGACCACAGTCCGGTATAATTCGTTTTTATCCATTCCAGCTGCTCACCGGTCATGTTCAGCATGTCACTCATGCCGTCAAATTTCACACCGTCCAGCTGTTTGGATATATCTCCGGCTACATCCCGCCAGTTCTTTCCCTCATATTTATAAGAGCCCTTCCACATCCGGTACTGCAACGAGTGCGACCCGGCAGAGGAACCGGAACCCAGCCGGGAATTCGCCAAACGCTTTGTTACTTCCCGTTCCGCATTCAGCAGGTTCAGGGCTTCCGCACCGGCTTGTGTCGCCTCTGCCCCGTAACTCTCTTTGATGTAGGCTTTCTTCTTGTTCAGCAAGGCATCCCATACATCCAGAAGCACGTCATACTTGGCAACCATCTCGTTGTAGTCCGAATAATCGGCACTATTGAATAGGCTGATGGTACCGCCCAGGGAGACTATTGACTTCACAGCCCCCTTTATGGTCTGCAGTCCGCCGGTCAGAACCGTCATCGGTTTGGTCAGGTCCATCTGTGCAAGACCGTTCATAATCTCATTCATGCCCTCCATATAGCCGTCCAGCCATTCAGGAGTCTCTATGCCCAGTTCGTTGATGATGCCCAACACGCCTTCGGCCACTTCCGCATATTCACGGGCTTTGTCCACACCGGCATGCAGGGAGTCAGTAGCTTCTGCCCGGGCTTTGCGCCTGGCCGCTTCGGCACTGTCCAGTTTGGCTGCGGCATCCTCCTTTTCCTGCTCTGTACCTTCTGCCAGCACCTTGTTATATTCCCTACGGGCTTCCGCCGCTTCCTTGTTGGCTTTGGTCAGAACGGCGAAGGAGTCGCTTATCGCTTGGAAAGGGGAACGCTGTTTCTCTTCCTGCTCGATGCTGTTGATGGCTTGAACAATTTCTTTGATATTCTCGGGAGAAAAGTTCTTCTGTTCCTTGATGAAGTCATGAAGCTGCTTCTTCAATCTGCCAAGGGCATCGGTAGACACTTTATCCAAATTGCCGAAGACAGAAGTCCAGTCTATTCCTTTTTTCAGGTTATCCAAATCGAGTTCTTTCAATACCTTGTCCTGTTCCTTTTTGAGGGATGCTTTTTCACCACCGGTCCTGGCTTTGGCTATCTTGTTTTCGTAATCCTTGACGATGGCGATGCGCTTTTCCTGGTAAGTGCCGTATTCCTTATTATAGTCAATCCACGATTGTTCTTCCTCTTCCTTCAGTTTCTTGTCCTTATCGGCATATTCTTTCGATATGTCATAATAATCCTTCATGTATTGCTCTCCGGCCAGGTTCCGTTGCCGGGTTGCCTGGTCCTTCACGGTAGCCACTTGTCCGGGCGTTACTGCCATTCCGTTCTTCTGCGCTGCCTGCAAAGCCTTCAGACGGTCGCGCTCTTCCCGGTCGATGCGCGCCAGCTCTTCATCAAACTGCTTTAGTGCCAGTTCTTTTTTCTTTTCCTCGCCCTCTTTCATCAGGGCAATGGTCATGTCGTTTATCTTCTGGCGTGCTTTGAGTTCGGCTTCAGCAAATTCATCAGCCTTGCCCTGCTTGTCATTATCCTTTTTCTTCTTTTCGGCGCGTTCCTCATAATCGAGGATAACCGCATCCTGCATCGTTTTATTGTAATAGTCCCATGCTTTTTGAGAGTTCTCGCGAGCAGCTTCCAGTTGCTCTTTTGTGGCATCACCCTTCATAAACTTAGCATTGACTTCATCGAAAGCGATATCTGCCATGGCAAGAGCTGTTTTAGCAGCTTCTTTCCGAAGTTCAATCAGCTCTTTCTTCGACTTTCCGGCCGCTTCGGCAATGCGGGTTTCAAAGTCCACATCATTGGATATTTGCTGAATAGCGGTTCCGGTCTTCTCGATTTCAGCATTTAGCTTCTTTTGAGCTTCCGCTGTTCTATCACTGTATTTATTCCAAAGATAAATCAAGGCCGTGATTGCCGCCGAAAGCCCCAACGTAAGTGTCGCCATCAGCGCCTTGGCTGCCACATTGGAGATGCCCAACGAAACCGCCAATCGGGTGTTCGCCGCCGTCAGCATATTCTTGGCACCTGCCAGCAGCACATGTGTGAAGTAACTGTCCTTGTTCAGCGTATTGGCTACCTGCTGCACCCCCATCGTGATGGCCATCACTGCCTGAAGCCGGGTCTGTATCGCCGCCAGCTTCTCCTGCTCCATACCGAACAAAGAAGCTACACCTACACCTGCCGTCATCACTCCGGTAAGGCCGGACACCGCATCCATCGTGGCCCTAATATTCTTGTTGTCGTCCGAGAAAATTCTTCCTTGAGTATTGATATCCCCCATGCGGTCCTGCATCTCGCCCAGCTGCTGCATAGCTGCTGCATACTCCTGCGTTCCTTCCGTCATGCCCGCCATCTGTTCCTTCAGATTGCGGATTTCTGTGCGCAGCATAATGTGTTTCTGCGAAGACTGCTCCACCTGCTTTTCCAAGGAAGCCAGTTCGCCCTTCTCTTCGGCAAGAACTTTCTTGGCTGCTTCCAAGTCGGCAACCACCGCCATTTTGGCTTTGCCGGGAGCTGCTTTCTTCAATTGTTTCTCCAAAGACTTGATATCAGCTTCCACCTGCTTCACCACCTCGCTCTGTTCCTTCATCCGCGCCTTGAAGTCGGCCGTCACCTGCTCTACCGTCTTGCCCACCTTGGTGGTATCGCGTGCAATCTCGTCCAATCCTTCCTTGGTCTTGTTGCGGGTGATAATGGTAAGTTCTACGGGTTCCATCAGTCTGCTGATATGTGGGTTTGGAAGAAGGCCACCGGGTCTTTGCCTACAGCGCTTTCTTTCTGCATTTTCTTCATCAATTCCTTATATTGCCGTTTCTTCTGTTCTTCTACCGAAACGTATCGAGGGGCATCCTTCGCCATGAGCAACAGCATCGGATAGGGCACTTTCCAAAGAATGTAGTCTATACTCCAGCCGGTAGCTGTGGCTACCTGCCAGACTAACCCGAACGGGCTATGGGGGGATTCTGTGTACCCCTTTAACTCCCGCTGCTGGAATGGCTCAAGTTCGGCTTCATAGGATTGATCATTTCCACCGAGTTGATAGTAGTCTGAAAAGACTTCGGGTCGAGCATGGTGAGGAACTGGAACATGGCTTCCTGCAGGAACATGGGATGTACGCGCCAACGGAGCCACCAGGCTACGGGGCGGTTCAGCAACCTTCCCCAGAACTTGCTCCGTACCAATGTATAGGCCACCATACGGCTGACCGTAATCCCATGCCGGGCTATAAACTCCATGTTCTGCTCGAAAGTATATTCCTGCATTTCGGCATAGGTGACGCCCATCTGCAGATGCAAGTTCGAAATCCTCATCAGATTGCCAAGCCCCGACGTCCGCATAACTACGCTGCAGGGTTTCTTTTTCCGGTATAGAAACTTGAATGGGCGGACGGGAATCGCCACGCCCATATCAAGCATCAATGCGGAAGCTTTCAACTGTTCCGTCTGTTCCATATCATCCTTCCTGAGTCTGCGGAGGGATAATGCGGTAACGGGCCACGTTTTCCCCTGCCGGTTTTAGGCACTTCACCGTGCAGTCATAACTCAACACACCGTTCATGTTGATGGAATCGGCCAGTTCGCCACTCATCTTCGCGCGGGGAATTTCAATTTTATGGCCGCTGACACATTCCACTTCGAACGGTCCTTCCAAATCTTTGAAGTCCGTAGATGGCTCATAAGCGCCGTCGGCCGTCGCAATCGTACCGCCAAACAAGTCTTTACACATCTCAGGTTTCAACTGGATGAGTTTGAAGCCGAAAGCAGTAGTGCCGGGGCTGCTGGTTATCTCATCCACCGGACCATCCTGCACCTGGGCGGCATAGATAGGAGTAGTCTGCTTGGCCTCACCCTTCGGCGACAAGCCTTCCTGACTAATCCATCCGATTTCCTTGTTGTTGAACTTCAATTTACCGATGCCGTAAATCAGCCCGTTATTATCTTTCACTGCCATATTCTTTGCTATTTAATTGGGTTTTAATCGCCGTTTAATCAGTATCAGAAGCAGGGCGGCAACGGCCAGCCGCCCTGCCCATATCTGGAACCATTGGAAACCCGTAGGTGCATGTACCACTTCAGGCGGAGGGCCTTCTTCCTTTTCCAGAAGTTCATTGCGTATGCGGATGTTTTCTTCCGTCAGGATAATCACCTCGCGGGCCAGGCTGTCGCACGTGGCGGTCACTTCGATGCTGTCGCCCGATATCCGTTTTACGTTCACCGCTGCCTGCCCGCTACGGGCACTAAACCCGGTACCGATAGGTATTCGGTTCAATATCGCAGTCGGAAAGGCCGTCTTCGCCAGACTTGGTGGTATCGGCTGTTGTATCAGAGCGAATCGTTTTACGCCGCGCAGGCTGTCGAGGGAAGTGTTTTTCTCCAACCTTGTCGGGCTTTTGCAGCTCGCTGCGCACAGGGCAGTTAGTAGCAAAACGGCAAGTATTCGACTTCTCCACGGCCCTGCGGAGCTTCCCGAGTTCTTTTCTAATCGCATTAATTTCTTGTTTTAAGGGTTCTACTATCTCATCCATCAGGATTTGCATCGCTTTCTGCACATTGTCCAGTTCGCTGCCGCGGGTGTTGACCTGGGCAGCCCTAACATCTGCTTTAAGCTTCTCAACCTCTTGGATGTACTTTCTACGGTCAATATACATCTTGAATCCTCCGGCGCCTATGACAGCCGTAAGGATACCACAGACAAGCCTCATGTATTCAAGTGTATCCATTCATCGTTCCTCCTATACTTTAGAGTACGTCCCAACCGGCTTCTACGTCGGCCATGACGGCGGGTACTCCGTTTTCTACCAGCGAAATCGCGGCTGCGAAAGCGCACATCGTCGCCTTGTCATTCACATCGGACACATAGCTATCCGGCACTTGCATTTCGGTGCACACTCTCCGGATATAGCCCGATGTGTTGTTCTCAGAAGGCGGTGCCCAGCGGTTGATGAAGTCCGCTACCGTGCGGCAGCCGTTGTTACGACGGTAGTTCTGCAGCAGCTTGATAAGCGCACGGTACCCGTATGCCATCGAACAGAACTGACAGAACGAGTTGTCTTGCGAAGGCCTCACCTCCCCCTGCCACAAGGTGCGTGACAACCGGATGTTGCCCGGATTATTGTTCCTCAATCCCCTTGCTTTCATCTTCTTGTTCCGTTTCAGGGTTATCGGCAGCAACCGCAACTTCCTCCTTCTTTTCCTCGACTTCGGCGGTTTCCTGCACCTTGGCAGCTTGCTGTGTCTTCGGCGCTTTAGTTCCCTTGGGTACTTTTGTTTCTTGCGGTGCTACCTCTTCCTTGATTTTCGCAAGTCCACGGCTCACCAAGTCTTCCGCACGTGCCTTGTCTACCTGCAGTTCCGTACCTGCCGGATACTGCGTCTTGTGGTCGAACTTGTCTTGGAAGGCTTCCAAGACAATGACCGTTATAAGTATCTTCTTTGCCATAACTCGCCCTCCTTATCCTTCTACTACCGGTTTGAATGCACCGTCCGCTCTCCAGTCCAGAGCGATAAATTCTTCGCCGAAACCAATCTGCGTATCCGCCTTCATCAGCATCTTGAAGAAATAGAGTTCGCTGGCGTTGGCCCACTTGTCAATCTGGATTACATTCTCGTCGTCCTGCAGGTTGACGGCCGCGAAAAGATTGCCGTTCATGCCGCTGTCGCAGATGGTGGCTACTATCAGTCCTTCGGGCCACTGGGTCAGCACCTCGAACGGGATGCCTTTGTAGCGTTCCTGGTTGATGTCCGTAGGAGCCGTACCCTTGTTGGCAAGCTGCGTCAGTTCGTCGTCGTAGGTGTCGAAGTCCGCCACGCTTATGAGAATGCGCAGGTTCGGGTTGTTGCGCATGGTTACGGGAATCACTGTGCGCAGTTCCTTCAGGCGTGCCAGCATGGTGGTGCCCACGGTCTTTACCTTTACCACGTCCGCATCCTTGGCGGCCTGCGTCAGTATGCCGTCCATCAGCAGCATATCGTCCGAACCGTCCTCGTACTTGCCGTTGATGTACTGGTAGCCCAGTTCGTGTCCCACTTGTTTCAGCAGCTCGCTCAGCAGGAGGCTTTGGATATTAGCCGGAAGCTGACGGAACACAAGGTCGCCCGTCGGCTGGAAAGGTCGCCAGATGTGCTCGAAGGCACGAGGGTTGAAGAGCGTAAACGCCATCATGTCCTTGGGAGTCAGTTTCCGTTCGCTGTAGGTGAAGTCGCCTTTGCTGTCCGATTTCGTCGGGTCTTCCTTGCGCTTCTGAAGCATTCTGCCCGTCTTCACACGCGGAATGCTGATAGCGCTGTTCACCCCCGGAATCACCATGATAAGCCCTTTATTCACCAGTTCGTTGCCGGTAGTGGCAAGGGTGAGCACATGTTCCAGTACTTCACCACCGTAGTTGGTGGTATTCAATCCTTGAATTGCCATTGTCTTTTAAGTCTTTAATTATTAATTATTAATTTGCGCCTCGGCGCACTACATTTTTATCTTTTGCCGTCCGCGAATCTGCGGGGCACTGCCGGCGCTGCGCACGCTGCTGCCGACTTGCTTGCCAAAGTAGGACGAGCCGCCTAACTTGGTATTCTTGGGGTTCTTAATCGGTATCATTTTAATGAAGAATTAAGAATGAATATTGAAGAATTACGGGCGGCGGTTGGCTTCGCGTATTTCTCGTTGTCTTTTCTCCCAGGGACTTTCAGCAGTGCCGCCACCGGCAGGCGCTTCCAGTCTGTCCTTTAGCAGCTTCTTCGGCTTCAGAGCCTTCAAGGCACTCATGCCGTTCTTGAAGTCGGCTTTCAGGATGTTCTTGTAGGTGTCCTTCTGGTCGGCACCTATGCGGCCGTCGGTCACGGCATCCGCCACCACGGTTTCAATGCGCTCTTCCTCCTGCTTTTGCAGTTGCTCTCTCAGTTCGCCGTTCTCTTTCTCCAGGTCGTCGGCCTTGTCCGCGCGCTGGGCAGTCTCGCCGAGCATGGCCATCACTGCCGCTTCGTCGGCGCAGTTGGCAAAGCGGGGAATCTTTCTAAAGTCTTCCAATTTCATTTTATCAGGGTTTTGTGGCTGTTGCTCCAGCTCCAGCCGGTTAGTAAATATGCGGTATATGTCGTCCGTGGTACTTTCGTCGGGCACAGCTTCCACGTCGTAGATGGCATCTATCAATCCCAGCTGCAGGGCTTCGTCGGCTTTCAGCCAGTGGTCGGCGCCGTCGAAATAGGCATCCTTTATTTCTTCCTTATCCTTGCCGCAGCGCCCGCCGATGATGTCGGCAATGGTGTCTTCCAGGCTCTCGATGGTCTGTATCATGTCCGCCAAATCCTTCTTGTTGCCGTAGCAGCCGCCGGAGACGTTGTGCAGCATCATGCGGGCATAGCGGCTCATCTCCACGCGCTTGCCGCAAAGGGCGATGACACCGGCGATGCTGGCGGCAATGCCGTCTATATAGATGGTGACATTGCTCTTGCATTGGCGGATGGCATTGAAGATGGCGATGCCGGGGTAAACATCACCGCCGATGGAGTTGATTCGCACGTTCAGGTTGGCATAGCTGCTGTCCAGGTACATCAGTTCGTTCACGATGTCCCGGCTGGCTATCCTGCCGTCGCCGCCTTCGTCGCTGATTTCTCCGTAGAGCAGCAGGCAGGCGGTTTGTTCGTTGAGTATGGATTTGAAAAGCATTGCTATTACGATTTGACGATTTACCATGTACGATTGGAGACTGTCCGCTCGCTGTTATCTGCGGCAAACTTACGGCGGCAGCGATAACCGCACAAAAAAGTGTGTAACCCTTGCGAACAAGTGTGCAGGCGGTGCGGCATAGTTGGCAACCGCTCCACGTTTTTTTCCGGTTCACAACTCGGATAATGACCTTTGTGTAAAATCGTAAAACATAATTCGTATGGCCGAACTTACCGCACAACAGAAAAAAGACTACGCCCGCATGCTCTACCTGAAGGACAATCTCACCCAACAAGAGATAGCGGAAAAGGTAGGAGTATCACGCCAGTCCGTGATTCGATGGATGAAGGCAGAAAAATGGGAGGAGATGAAAGTGGGTGTCACCCTGAGCCGTGAACAACAGATTTCCAACCTGCACCGCCAGGTGATGGAACTGAATAACGTCATACTATCGCGCCCGGAAGGAGAACGCTATGCCACCGCTCCGGAAGCCGACACACTGGGCAAACTGGCAGCAGCCATCAAAAAGATGGAAACGGATGTAGGCATTGCCGACCTTGTAAGCGTGGGCATACGGTTCATCGAATGGATTCGCCCGATAGACCTGGACAAAGCGAAAGAGGTAACCATACTCTGGGACAAATTCATAAAAGACCAGCTGTAGCCATGAAGCAGGAAGAAAGAAACGCGCTCGGCAACTGGGAAGAATATAAGGCGGATATCAGCAACTCCACCCCGGTGGATGTGAACATGAGCCAGGCCGAACGGGAAAAGCACCGCCTCTATCTGGAGGCACACCCGGTGGAATGGATTCAATACTTTTTCCCGAAGTATGCCAAATATCCGTTTGCGCCTTTCCATAAGAAAGCCATCAGACGCATATTGGGGAACGATGAGTGGTATGAGGTGCTGTCATGGAGCCGCGAGCTGGCCAAGAGTACGGTAGTGATGTTCTGCGTCATGTACCTGGCACTGACCGGAAAGAAAAAGAACGTGATGCTGGCAAGTGCCACCCAAGACAGTGCCAAGCGTCTGCTCGACCCTTATCATGCCAACTTCGAGGCGAACGGCCGCATCAAGGCCTACTATGGCGAGCAGACAAACCTCGGCTCATGGACGGATACGGAGTTCATCGCCAAGTGCGGCTGTGCCTTCCGTGCCATCGGTGCGGGTAATGCTCCGCGCGGCAGTCGCAACGAGGCCGTGCGTCCGGATGTGCTGTTGGTAGACGACTACGATACGGACGAGGACTGCCGCAACCCGGACATCATACAGAAAAAGTGGGACTGGTACGAACAAGCATTCTACGCGACGCGCTCCATCAGCGAGCCGACCCTGATTGTATGGTGCGGGAATATCATTGCCCGCGACTGCTGCGTGGCGCGTGCCGCCACCCTGGCCGACCATCACGACATCGTGAACATACGCGACAAGGATGGGCACAGCACATGGCCCGAGAAGAATACGGAAGAGCACATCGACACCGTGCTGCGCAAAATCAGTGCCGCCAGTGCGCAGAAGGAGTACTACAACAATCCGGTCACCGAGGGCGAGGTCTTCAAGGAAATCACTTACGGACGGGTGCCCGACCTGAAGAAGTTCCCCTTCCTCATCATCTACGGAGACCCTGCACCGGGCGAGAACAAAAGCAAGAACAGCAGTACCAAGAGCTGCATCCTCATGGGGCAGCTCAAGGATAAGGTATACGTCATCAATGCCCGTCTGGACCGCGGGCTTAATGCCGGGTTCATCGAATGGTACGTGCAGCTGCTCGAGTACGTAGGCGGCAAGACGTCCGTATATTGCTATATGGAGAACAACAAGCTCCAGGACCCTTTTTTCCAGCAGGTATTCAAGCCCCTCGTGGCCAAGGTGCGAAAAGAACAGCCGGGCATACAGTTGTATATCCATCCCGATGAAGACCGCAAGACTGACAAGGCGACCCGTATCGAGGCAAATCTGGAACCACTGAACCGCGAAGGCAACCTCGTATTCAATGAAATGGAAAAGGACAACCCGCACATGAAGCGTCTGGAAGACCAGTTCAAACTCTTCACCCTGCGCCTGAAGTTCCCCGCCGACGGGCCCGACTGCGTGGAGGGCGGCTTACGCATCCTCAAGAAGAAGGTACAGCAGCTGAAGCCCATTACCGTGGTACGCCACAATCCCCGCAACAACCCCAAACGACTGTGACAAGCATATTAATAATTAATAATGAAAGAATTAAAATGAGCCAGTTTATCCAACCCGAAGACTACGACGCCAGCATCCACAGCGAGATACTGGGCAGGCTGACCCGCGACGACGACGCCGTGGTGGAAATCTGCGAAGACCGTGCCATCGCCGAGATGCGCGGCTACCTCAGTGCACGCTACGACGTGGATGCCATCTTCTCGGCCGAAGGCAGCGCACGCAACCAGCTGGTCTTGATGATGGCTATCGATATCGCCGTATACCACTTGTTCAGCATACACAACCCGCAGAAGATGTCGCCGATACGGAAAGACCGCTACGAACGGGCAGTGGAATGGCTGAAGCAGGTGGCGGCATTCAAAATCACCGTAGACGGTGCACCCGGACTGCCCGATGAAGAAAGGAAGCAGGACAGCCCCTGGATGTTCAGTAGTAACCCCAAACGAACGACCCATTTATGAAAAGAATCAATTTCCCGAAGTTCTGGAACAAGGCGCCCCGCAGCAAGCAGCGCATCACCGAAGGCAGCAACGTCACCCGCCCGGGTGCCACCATCATACTGACACAGCCCCAGCGTTTCGGCATCGGGCTGGACGACTACATGCAAGGCATCCGCAGCTTTGAGAACGTGGACTTCACACAGCGCGTGCGCATCTACGACATCTACAGCGAGAGCCTGATGGACCCGCACCTCTTCTCCGTGGTGCAGAAACGCAAGAGCGGCGTGCTGGGCCGCAAGATAGAGTTCCGGCGCAACGGAATGCCCGACGACAAGGTGAACGAGCAGATATCCTCCCCCTGGTTCCTGCGTTTCCTCGAAGATGCGCTCGACGCCCAATACTGGGGCTTCACACTGGTGCAGTTCTACATCAACGACAAAGGCTGGATAGACTACTATCTGGTGCCGCGCAAGCACGTAGACCCCGTGCTGCGCATCATCAAGACCCGCCAGAACGATATTACCGGAGACAGTTTCGACGAATACCCTGACCTGCTGATGATACGGGGCAAGGAACCGCTGGGCGTACTGGCGCGCTGTGCTCCCTACGTCATCTACAAACGGGGCACCGTGGGCGACTGGGCCCAGTTCTCCGAGCTGTTCGGCATGCCCATACGCAAATACACCTACGATGCCGCCGACCCCGATGCACTTACTGCCGCCATGGATGCCGCCAGAAGCCAGGGTGGCGCTGCCACCTATTTCCAGCCCGAAGGCTCCAATCTGGAATTCGTGGAGACGGGCAACACCACCGGCAGCAGTGAGCTGTACAGTAGTTTCGTAGATCGCTGCAACGCCGAAATGAGCAAAGCCGTGCTGGGCAATACCCTCACCACAGAAGCCAGCGAGACGGGTACGCAAGCCCTTGGAACCGTGCACAACAAGGTAGAGCAGGAACTTGTGGAGCAGGATGCCCTCGCCATACTCAACCTGCTGAACTACGACATGACCGACCAGTTTGCCGCTTTGGGTGTGAACACCGCGGGCGGAGAATTCGTCTATGTGGAGGAGGCCGACCTGGAGCAGGTGAAGACAAAGGCCGAACTGCTTGAAAAGGCTGTCAGTGTGTTCAACCTCCCCATGTCCGATGACTATCTGTACGAGCAGCTGAACATCGAACGTCCGGACAACTACGAGCAACTGAAAGCGGAAATGGAAGAAAAGAAGAAAGCCGCCAACTTCTTCGGACTATCTTCATTCTCTTCCTCCGAGGAGCAGGGGGAGGTGGCAGCGAAACACCCGGCCGACAAATCTCCCCAAAACCGCACAACCTCTTTTTTCGCGGAAGCCCCGCACAGCAACGGGGCTTTAGACTGGTAGTCGACGAGCTTTATCGCAATGCTGACGATGACGACGTTAGCACCGCCTTCGTCTTCGACGACCGCGCCCTGCAACGCTCCCTCAAGCGCATCTACGAAAAGAACTTCCACCCCATGACGGAGATAGAAGAAACTCTTTTCAACGAGACCTTCCGCATCATGACCGATGCCACCGACGAAGGTCTCAGCAAGTCTGGTGCGGAAGTCGCCCCGGGCTTCAGACAGAAATTGGAGCAAGGCAACGCTGTATTCTCCGCCTTCAAGGTGCACCGCATGCAGAACGACATCGCCGCACAACTCTACGATTCAAACGGTGTTTTAAAACCGTTTGAACAGTGGAAAAAGGATGTGCACCCCATGCTGGACCACCACGTGAACCACTGGCTGCGCACGGAATACAACACCGCTGTCATCCGTGCCCGCCAGGCTGCCGACTGGCAGCGCTTCGAGCAGTATGCCCACATCCTGCCGAACCTGGAGTGGATGCCCAGCACCAGTACCAATCCGGGAGCCGACCATAAAGTGTTCTGGGGTACCATCCTGCCCATCAGCCACCCCTTCTGGAACATGCACCGTCCCGGCGACCGCTGGAACTGCAAGTGCTCACTGTCCGCTACCGACGAGCCGCCAACCGGAGCCCCGCGCAGCAACGACCCGAAAGACCGGCCTGCACCGGGGCTGGACAACAATCCGGGTGTGGACGGGAAACTGTTCAGCGACACGCATCCGTACATCGCCAATGCATACGAAGGTGCAAAGGATACGGTGATGACATTCCTGAAAAACAAATTCCCCGATTATGCCAAGGTGAAGGTGGAGCCGCAGCATGACCAGGACGGAAAGTATTCGGAACGTACCAAGGAAATCAAGAAGGAAGCCAGGGCGGAACTTCAGGGAACCACCCTTGTCCATCCCGAATTCAAAGGGGAAATTGCCATATCCCGTCGCAGTATTGATGAATGGACCAACCAGCCGCATGTGCACTACGCCCACAAGAACGAACTTATCTTTCAGATAGGCAGCGTACTGAAGAAAGCAAAATACCTGGGATATGGAAAAGATGCAAGCCCGAAACCGGGTTCCAAGTGGGTGCATCTGTTTGAGATTAAAATACTGGGAGACAAGAGCTGGATTGTCATAAAGGAATATGAGGACGGAAGCAAGATTCTGTACAGTATTTCGGATAGCCCGAATATCCTGAACCAGTTGAAAGAGAAATAGCCTCTAAATCACGGCCGGAAATACAATCCGGCATAGACTTAAAAGCTATTTCCATGCACAAATATACATCTATTTTTTTAATAAACAATGAATATTCAAGATTTTAACCGCCGCATCCTGCAATACCGCAAGCAGGTGGACGACCTGGCACGCCGACGCATGCCCGTACTGGCCGGGAACATTGCCAAACGACACATCGAGGAAGACTTCCGGCGCGGCGGTTTCACCCATAACGGCTTCCATAAATGGCCGGATACCAAACGACAGAGGAGCGGTGGAAACAGTGCCGGTGCGCAATACGGCCCGCTGCTCTCCGGCAGGAACCATCTTTCGGGCAGCATCGGGTACACACCGGGCGATGGCCAAGTCACCGTCTTCACCCGCGTACCTTACGCTGCTATTCATAACCGGGGCGGCACCACCCACCCCACCGTCACTCCGAAGATGCGCCGTTACGCCTGGGCGCAACATTACCGCGAAGCCGGTGACGACAAGAAGAAGGATACCTTCTGGAAGCGCCTGGCACTGACCAAAAAGACAAAGCTTACCGTCCGCATCCCCCGGCGCCGGTTCATGCCATCCAAGCCCGGACCGGAACTGACAAGGAAGATAAACGATAAATGGGATATGGAAAATCAGAAAATCACACTCGCCGATTAGTACAATGGTACATTATTCACATTAACACATTTATATCATGGAACAACTATTCAACGACCTCCAGCAGCAGATTGCAAAGGAAATGGGCAACACCGTCTCTCTCATCGACGAAGACTACGGCCAGCTGGAAGCCCTTGCGGGCGGTGAGGACCAGTACCCCGTAACCTTCCCCTGCGTCCTTATCGGCATCCCCGAAACCATCTGGGAAAACCTGAAGGGCAACCTCCAGCACGGCAAGACCACCGTCACCGTCCGGCTTGCCTTCGACTGTTACGACGACACGCACTACGGCAGCACCCAAGAACAGCATGCGGCCGAACGCATGGCGCTTGCCCGACGCCTGAACAGCTGCCTGCATGGCTGGCGGTTCGAAGGGTGTGCCACCGTCCTGGTGCGCCGTGCCAGCCGGCAGTTCTCGCTGCCCGGATGCATCAAAGTCTATGAGATGGAGTATACCACTACCGTGGCCGAAGAGATTCAGAACAGCGAAAGCTGACGCTCCAGTTCCTCCTGCTGGCGCAGCACGCGCGGGTCGGCACTGGCGTTGATGATATTATAGAATGTCTTTTCGCAGATGGGATAGAGCGGCCAGATGTAGCGGCGAAGAATCTCTCTGTTACTCAGGCCGCTGCGGCTGTGCTCGTCGTAGATGCGGAGAATTTCCTTCACCCGGTGCGCATAGCTCCGGCCGACAATGGAACGATGATATTTCTTCATACCCTGAAAAACTGATTTATGATTACCCTGAAAACCCTATGCAAAAATAATTATAAACACCCATTAATGCAACTAATGCTGCCGAAAAACACGAGAAATCCGCGAGATGTACAGTGCGGGTACTGACGCCACTGCAACAAAAGTGCGATAACAGAGTGCCTGGACGAGCCTGGAGGATGAAACGAACGCAGCCGCTGCGGTTCTCCCGTCAGCGGCTGTATTCGTTTTTATTTAACGTGGATTCTACTTATTCAATACATACAGACAACTTATTAAATTCTTCTGAATCTATTGGTATAACATCTCCATTCATTGTGTATTTTTCATCTTCAATCACATATATTTTCCATAAATTAGTTATTCCTCTAATGTAATCAAAGTATGTCTTTATTTGCTCAACTATTGATAATACCTTAGTGTTTTCCTTAGGAGTGATTACATAAATCAATATTCCGCGGTTGCTTCCCGTTAGGAAATGAGCTGCTTTTAGCATACCTCCAACAAATGTTTTTCTACTCGTTGCGTTTTCCGATTCCAATATTATGTATTCGTTGTCTCTTTTGAGCACATAATCTGGACGGTATCCACCCTCTAAGTCTCCTCCTTTCAAGAAAACATCATATCCCTTACTTCTGTGGTTCAATAATTTGAAATCTTTATCCTTGACCATAGTTTATTATGTTTATAAATAATTTTCAAATATAATAAAAATTCACAAATCAGCAAGTTAATATAACCGAGATATTCTTTTCTGTTCTATTTTACTTTGTTTTGATTTAAATTTTATATACTATTTTGATATATCATATGACTTTATTTAAATCAATAAAAGACTAAATATGCCATTTAACATATTTGCAAAAGCTCTTAAAATTGGCTATCTTAACTTTTTAGATTATATTTGCAGCAAACAAATAGTACTTAGTATGCCAAGAATACCACCGAAAAAGCTCACTCTCCGTGCATTTAAGATAGAGAATCCTAGTCTAACCGAGGGAAATTCGGGCATATTGGGATTGTTGCAGGAAGTATTGACACCAGAATCGATCGCTGCTCAACGGCTTATGCCTCTTAATACCGAAGAACCCGACACAGATTTGTTGGCTAACTTTACATGGGCAACCAATAATTCCTATATGTTTGGTCTGATGTTGCGTATTATTCCAGCTGATAATGGCGGTGTAATAAGCGAAGAATTGTTTAGCCAGCCAACAATTACAATGGCACAAGTTAATGCTGGTCATCCCACCCAAAGTCAGTACAAAGACCATTTTTATTTTGCTCTTAATAATAGTTACCTTGTGACTAGTTTAGCTGGTAATATCAATATCACCCGATTACATACATAAATAAATTGGTTGCTTAGGGGTGTCAGAGGAGGGCGGTTATTCCAATTCACGGAGTTAACCAAATTGCCTGATGGTGTACAGCTCTCTCAAATTAAAGACATTCAATTTGTTGGTGGCGGAAATGTTGTGGCAGCGGCTCCCACTGAAAATGAACCGACTACATTTTCTGCAAGGTTAGGTGGTTTAACCGATGATTTGCTGGGACAACTTATTGGCGATGCCTCCAGTCTTGCAGAGATTCGGTCTAATCAATTAATTGAGGCGCGGTTATTTCTTAAACTCAAGAGTAAACCGAGAGAAATGGCACAAGAGGCTTTTCAGCGTGTGATGGGAGCCATTGCTACTAATATCACAGATGATAGCGGATTGGTGGTACGGACAAAAGATGGGAACAAATTTACTGGTGCGGCTGTTAAAGTAAAAAAGCCTGTTTCTGTTGAATGTGTTGAGGCAAACCGCATTGTAGAAGAGCAGTTAAAACAAGAAATGGAATTATTTTTAAGTGAGGTAAGAGCATTACAAGATGACTAAGTTGATACTCCGCATAATTATTGCAGTGGCTGTTGCAATAGCGTTGGCCATTGCAGGTGTAAGCGGTAATGCAGCAGTGCTGCAAACGTTGTTTACAGTGCTAGGTATTGTTTTTTCTATCTTAATGAGTTTATTGGTGTCATTTAATCTTTCCAAGATACTCAATAAGGAAATGCGCATGACTCTTCGTGCCTCTATTACTCATGCACGAAATATGCTACTCCTTGATTTTGGAGTGGCTACGTTTGTTTTAGTTGTGGCGCTTATATGGAATACGGAGCATTTGCGCTATACTTTTGGGGATTGGGGAGTTATTGACATATTGCTCATAGCTGTAGTATTAGTGGCTATCTCCCTCATTTACGAGATTTATAATTTTCGTAAATTACATAAGCTACACACTGATATAGAAGATGCCGTTATTGAAGAGGAAACCACTAAAGATAGCCGCTAATAATTACTTTTTTATGGAGAATAGTTTCAATATTCAAGAATATTATTCAAAATACATACAATGTATAATACAAATGTCAATTCAGAAGGACATGAACTAAAAAGGCTTTTAAACTTATGCAAGAACAGTTTAAAAGCCTTTAATTTAAGCAGCAACCACTAATCTATGATATATTTCTTCCTTAGAATCTAATGAATGAAACTTCTCAGACTTTACAAAGTCACCCAGTTTTCTGGCACGTTCGTCCAGTTCTAACTTCTCGTCTACAATTATTTAAATAAATAGTTCCATATATTTAGAGGATTTTACAAAGCCGCCCAAGGTATAACTTATTATTTTTTTCTATATTTGCATTCTAAAATTTGTGCTCAATGGATATATCTAATATTAAAATTGTAATTTGTATTTTAATACCTATATTGGGGCTCATCGGCACATTGATAATGACATATTCTAAAGATGTCAAAACTAATCCAGCAGAACCATGGAAAAGATTGCTATCTAATCTTACTCCTCCTCCAGGTGATGATATTGTTATGATGAGAGATCATGAACATTACTATTCACATAATCGAAAGATGAAAATTCGACGCAGTATAGGAGTTTTTCTTATCTTCTTAGCTGCAATTTTGGGTGTTATAGTCGTATTTATGTAGTTCACTTCTGATTTTTATTAATCTATCTGATACAGCCTGCACCCGGTCTTCTCCTTCACCCTCAGCAGGAAACTTGCCGCTTCGTCGCTGTCCACCACCAGCTTGATGGCGGTCAAGCCTTCTGTCTTGGGCTTCTGCAGAAGCAGGGAGCACGGTTGTTCGTAGTAGTTCCAGTAGAAGATGAAATCCGCTACATGGAAATTGTCTATCTGAACGATGTATTTCATCGGAATGCGCTGCATAGTGTCATTCTTTAAAGCAAAGTTTCACATCGCCGTCAGGCAGCCATTCCACCGTCACGATTGCTTTCACCTGCCCGGTGCCGCCACACGAAGGACAAGGCTTCTTCTGAGGTTCGGCGATGGCGTCCGGGTCCCAATGCCAGCCACGGCCTTGACAATATCCGCAGCTGTAGCCCGTAAACTCTTCCGGCTTCTCCCGCCCCGTTCCGAAGAGGGGTGCCGTTATCAGCACCCCGTTCTGCTTCTGGCTCATAGGCTATTCGATGAAATAGGTTTGTACAAGGTCACGGTTGCGGAAGATGCGTATCACTGTGCGGTCGCTGTCCGTCAGCAGGTCAGTCGTCACGTCGCTGCGGATGAGGTGGCCGCGGGAACGTTGCGCCCGTATCTCCGCGTCGATGAACGATTTCAGATTGTGGAAATCGCGTTCGTCTCCTTTCAGTTCAGTGAATTCCAATGCCTGACTCACGGCCAACTGTACGTTGAGCAGCCATAGGGGCTTGTCGTTCGGAATCACCGATTTATAGAATACTTTTGCCATATGGATTTGAGTTCTTGAGTTATTAAGTTTTTAAATTCTTGGGTTGCCAGCCGTTCAGTTCGTACACCTTCCGGCGGGCTTCTTCCCGGGTGAGGTATTCGCCGGTCTTGGTGCCTACGGAACCGGTGGCGTCGCGCTTGATGCAGTACACCGCCCAGTTTCTGCCACGCGGACGGTACTCGTAGTATTCATCAGGCTGAGGGCGGCGCATCGTTCTCCTTCTTGGGTTCGACGTAGAAGGTTTCGTCCTGCACCACCTGCACGCCTATACGGGGGAAGAAGGCTGCCACTTCGGGCAGTTCGCGGTCGGCCAGCAGCTTGTCTTTGGCCAGTTCTTCGCTGGTGCGGATGTATGCCGGAAGAAGCTCTTTGGCCATGTGGGTTACCGCTGCCCAGGTGAAGCCCTTCAGGTTCTTCAGCTTGGGCGTGCCGGTGCGGAAGCCGAACACACCGTGGGCGCTCTCCACGCTCTTCTTCCTGGCGAAGAGTTCGTCCTTGTTCTCCAGGGCATAGGCCTGCATCAGGTCGAAGGCTTGGGCCTTTTTGCTGTCCAGCTCGGCCAGCTGGTCGGCGTACTTCTCGCGGATGCGGGTCATCTCGATGTCCATACGGGAGGTGAGGTTCTGTGCCTTGGCGTCGGCTGCCGCAAAGTCGGCGAATGCCTGCTCGGCCTGCTCGCGGCTGATGCCACTGATTACTGTTTTCTTGGTTCTTGCCATAATCTTGATTCTGTTTTTATAGGGTTAATACTTTAGTTTGCTTTGAGGTTCTTCGAGGCCAAGGCGGTCGGCGCGGTCGGTGGCGTAACTTCGAAGTACATAGCGTAGGCTGTAGTCTTTCATAGGTCAGGCTTCCTCTTATTTCAGGTTGCGGAAGTTCTGAACTGTAGGATTTGCATCCAGTTCGCTCTTACTATAGTAAACATGAGCCCCTTTTCGGTAACCTTTCACATTACCATCCTTCGTCCAACGAATTAATGTCAGCTGGCTGCATCCTATGTACTTGTAGGCTTGCGTTTGCGTCAGATAGTCCTGCTTGTTTGCATCGGCTTGATGCTTGTATGTACTCTTGTTTTTGCGTCCTTGCAGGGAATGTACCAGCTTCTCCAACCGTTCAACTCTTGCTGTTAAAGCAAGCAAATAATCGACCGACACACTTACTTCCTGAGCCGACCGTTCTTCCTCCATATTGCCTTGCTTCATAGCTTCAGACACAAATTCCTCCAACCCCAACTTGCCTTCCAAAAACAGAACGGCATCACGAGCTGCAAAGAAGGCTGCTTCATCCCTACTCTCTTGCGGCACATCCATAACCATTCGTTCAAAAATCATCCGTTCTGAATATCTCTGTTCCAAAACCTCTGCTTGAAGCATACTGAGGTTGTCTCCACGGGTATATAATACCTCCAAAACTTGGTTTATTTCTTCTTTCGTTCTCATTGCATCATTCTTTTTTTAGTTTTCTCTCTTCGCGGCGCATCCACGCCTCCAGTTGATTCTTGGTATCCTGAAGTTCCCAAAGCTTCATGGCGGTCACGTTCTTGTGTGCCTTGCTGTACTTTCGGGCCCAGACATTCAGTTTGGCTACATTCATACGGTATTCCTCTTCGTTGTCACTGGTATACCCTTGGTTCAGCTGCGGTATCAGGAACGAAAGACGGTAGATATCACGAAATGTCTTGTTTGCTTCCTGACGTTGCATTTCCAGAGCCTTGTCATCCATCGGGTTTAAACGTTCCATAAGTTGCCGGGCTTCGCTAATTGTCAGCTCCTTGCTGCTGCTGGTGCGTCCGCTGGTAAAAGAGTAGATGCAACTGTGCCGTGCATCGGCATCCATGCCATGGGCACGGAAGGCGGCATGTAGCGCCTTGAGTTGCTGCGGGGTGATGGGGGTATCCTTGGTGGTTTTCATTGCTATTCTTCATTGATGAATTTCTCTCCGTAATATTTCTCCGCCTCCTCCGGCCACACATCGTAATAGCCTTTCGGGCCGATGAAGCGACCGTGGGAAGTTGCCCTCTTGCCCTCCACGTAGATTTTCAGCGAGGCATTGTACAGAAGCTTCCTGGCTGTGCGCCCGTCCGGATTCTTGCCGCTGGCATGGCTGATGAAGATGAGCAGCTTGCCCCGGTGCTGTTCCTTGAACTTGATGTACTGGGGAAAAGACATATACGTATACTGGAAACTGTCTATCACTACGAAGTCGGGTGATTTCTGACGTTTCAGACGCAGGTTGAGTTCGTCCATCGACTCGCAGACCAGCAGGAAACGGCGGTTTGCCTCCAGCATGTCGCTCCGTCGCACGGTGTTCTGCATCGTCAGGCTGATACCTTCCTCCAAGCTGTTGTAAACTACACGACCATATTTGCAGAGTTCCTTGCAGAGCTTCATCACAAATGTAGTCTTTCCGCTGCCGGACTTTCCCCATACTATCCACACGCCAGTGCTCTCGGGAGTACCGAAGGCATCGTACCAGGCACCCTCGAAAGGCAGTGTATCGAACTTCATAGAAAGCAACTCTCTCACCCCCTTGGCATTGCGCGCAAAGGTCTTGGCATTGTTTACCTCCGTGCTCATGCCAGGCTTCCTTTCGTTCGCTTTTTCTCGTTGATGCGCTTGTAGGCATGTACCACCCGGCGCACGCGGCGCAGGTCGTATTCGCCCTGGGCGGCTTCGCGCTGCACGCGCTTGATGTCTGCCGGGTCGGTCAGTCCGTTGGCCTGGCAGATGGCATACACATCCTGCTCTGTGGCCACAGATACATCGAAGAACTTGCGGCCTATGCGGCTGTTTATCTCCTTATAACCTTTCTTGTTGTAGCGCAGGCCGTTCTCCACGCGGCGCTTGATGTAGTCGGTACTCAGGAAGACAATGCCCGCCTTGTTCTCCAGGCGGTTGTAGATGCTGATGAAGTAGCTGAACACGCTGTCCGTCAGCTTGTCGCCCTCGTCGAAGATGATGAGTGGATTCTGCAGGAAGGCTATCATGGAGATGGCATACTCCAGGATGTCGCGCAGGTTGGTGCCATCGACCGGAGCGCCCACCTGCTTGGCTATCTCGCGCACGAAGTCGCTCTTCCGCATGTCCTCGGAGCAGAGGATGTAGAACACGTTGCGGTGCGTGCGGCGGTACTCGATGGCGGCGGTGGTCTTGCCACATCCGGCGTCGCCCACCACCCAGGTGGTGAGTTTGTTGGCTTTCGCATCGGTCATGGCAAAGGTGATGCGGCTGAAGGTGTCGCTCTCGGTCAGCGTCCAGCTTTCGAGGCTGTAGCCTATCTGGGTGGCGATGCGACCGAACATGTCGTCGCTGATGTTCTGATAGCGCTGGTTGCAGATTTGCGACACGGTGGCGGCGCTCACGCCGTTCAGGCTTTCGCTGGCACGGTTCTGCGAGGGGTAATTGCTGCAATATTCTATCAGGGCATCGCGGATGGCGTCTTTGTTTTGGATGGTCAGTTCTTTCATTGTTTGAATGGTATTTAATGGATTGTTGAACACTGTTTTAATTGGGGCTGCTGAGGTAGCCTTCGTAAAGGTCGATATCGGTGATGGCGGATATCTGCTTGGTGTACTCGCCAGGGGAGGCGATGCCTACGGGTTCTTCGTCGTTGTCGGGGTCGTAGGTTCCGGGGCCCATGCCTTCAGGGTAGGCTACCGGGGCGGTGAGCGTTTCTTCCGCATATTCCTCGCGGTAGGCCTCCATGCTCTTTTCCGACACACCCACTGTGCGGGGCATTTTAAGCTTGATATAGGCTTCGCCCATGCAGTCGTCCAGCAGGATTTCCTCCCTGGCAAGGTAATGCCCCACAAGGGCGCGGCGCTGGTCGTGCAACTGGGCGAAGAGGTAATCGTTCTCCTCCGGAGTGCGTTCGGCAGTGGCACGGTGGATGCGGACTTTCGGTGTGGCGATGGCTGCATATTTCAGTCCGCCACTCGCATCCACTTCCCACAGTTCGATGGAATTCATATCCTGCGGGTCATACCGATAGTGGAAGCTGACACCTACGTGCTGCATGTGGAAGTTCAAGTCTACCAGTCCGTCATCGTCATAAACCATATAGCGGTACTCCTGCTTGTTGAGCTCGAAAATGAAACCTTGCTTGCTATACTTCACGCTATCTTTGGAGAAGAGTTTGAAGAGTTCGCCTACCTCGTAGTCGTCCAGTTCTTCAGCTTTCGGGCAATTGAGGGTGGTGTACATCTCCAGACGAGTCATACCGGTTTCCGAAGTGGGATGCTGCATGTGGTTCCATTCCTCACGACTTTTCAAGTACTGGGCTTTCACTTCTTCCAATGTTGGGAGCTGGGCAATGTTCGCCATAATCAGATCGACATTGACATGGCTGCTCTGCTTGGTAGCGGTGATGTTCTGCCCGGTGTAATTATAGAGCTTATGCAGCACCTGCATCTGGAAGCGGCCGAAGGCACTCTCTATGCTCTTGGACTGTCCGTTGTGCGGCATCGTGGTCTTGTGCAGGTGGCAAATCTGCTTGAAGAAGGCTTGCGCCTCGGGCTTCTTGTGCCCGCCTTGGTTATCGGTCACGATTTCGTAGGGCTTCACCTTCCACGTCTCCAGCGCCATGCGGTAGGCATCGTACTGGGTGGCGAAGTTCTCGGTACCGAACGAGTAGCCCAGAAACATTTCCGTGCAGGCATCCATCACCTCATACACGTCGATAGTGCGGGCCACCATGCGCTTCTGCTTCTTGTCGTACTCCTTATAATAAAGATTCAGCTTCGTACCGTCACCGTACCACAACGTATTGGGCATATCGGGCAGCTTGGTGTCGAACTGGGGCATGAACTCATTCTTGAAAGCGATTTCGCCGTAAACTTCGGCATACCACCACAGCTTGATGGCCGTCTTATACAGATAGTTGATGACCGTTTGTGGAGACTCGATCTGCTTCCAGCCTTTCACCTCCGCCTGACGGTTGTATTCCTTGAATATCTGCATATCTGTGTAGACGGGGAACTTGCTGCGCTTCAGCTTTATCAGCAGTCGACCTTCTTTAGGCCCTATCTTGCGGGCTGCCTGGTTGCCGGAATTACCGCTTACAAGCACTTCATAGCTATACTTTTTATAAGCGTTGTACTTCTCCATCAGGCGGGATTCGCTTTTGGGAAGGGTGTGTCCGTAGCGGGCACGCAGTTTTTCGCAGAGGGCAATGACCGTATCGCGCACCAGCTTCTTGTGTGAGAACCCGTTGGCATTGTGCAGGGCTGTCATCTTCATTTCCTGCGCCACCATCGCGTTCAGCACTTTGGCGTTCAGTACGTATTCCGCCTGGCGTTCCACTTCTATCTTCGGTGTGTGCTTCTTGTAGAAATCCACGGCATCACTGTCACTTTTCAATCGTTCGTTCATTGGTGGAAGTTGTTTTTGTTTGAGTTTAATTTTAGCATCGGGCAGCTTTTCTTCTACTATAGAACGGAGTGCATCCGAAAGGCTTTCATAAGCAACAAGCACCTTGCGTCCGTTACCGCCTTTCTGCAGAACCCGAAACTTACGTTCGCGAACATGCTTGTCAAAGTTGGACTTGCTCATAATGCCGCTACCTACAAGGTCGTCAAATGTCACACATAGTGTCTTTCCAAACATTTCCATAATCAGAAACTTTATCTTTTCTTTTTTAGTGCAAGCCCCGGCATCGAACCGGGGTGGCGGCCGCTTCCGCAGGGGAAGCTCCGGACTTGCCGAACAAGCTGTTTCTAAGCTGTCTCAGTCTCTTTTCCGTCAGGCATACAAAGCGATATCGCCACGATGGCCGACAACACCACAATCACAAATGCGTTGCGGCTGTCCGAAGCCGTAGCATCAACATTCGTTCCCAGCCACAGCCCGTAGGTCATACCCACGGCTACAGCAACTTTCTGAATTCGTCTCCAAGTTTTCATATATTATCAAGTTTAAGAGTTCTGTTCAATGAAATCATCCAAATCGTAAAACGCGGTGATGCCATCGGGTAACATGAGCGGTTCCACCGGGTCATCCGCATCGGAGTATTCCACATCGAAACACACATGGTCATCTTCCGAATACAGCATGGCACTGTGCTTCGCCATCAGTTCCCGCAACTCAAGCAGGAAATCCGTTTCTTTATTTGTCAATTTTCTGTTCATATCCTTATCTATTTAGAATCCTCAATTCTTGTTGAAAAAAGTCTGTCCCTATTCATCCCGAACCGGAACAGTTTTGCTACATTTGTAGCATCACAAAAAAATATCATTATGACTGAATTTATATTCCGATTCACATTCAATCTTAAAGACCGTACTTCTGTTGCTCTTGCTCGCAAAGAGTTCGGAGGTCTTCTAAGGAAGTTGAACCTGAAATACAGAAGCGAAAAAAGTTTTGAGTGTTATGAATACTCACCCCGTTCCATTGAACGCCCTTGGGTACTTGTTTTTTTAATATTGCCACCAGAACGCCCGCAAGACAAATATTGGGAAAGTCTTCGACTCCTGACGCAATCATATCTGAAACCGTTGTTGGCTGCTCATCCGGCATTGGGAGACGTATCCATATATAGGAATGTGGGAGATTTTCCTGATCTGATTCACACAACTTCGGATTGGTGGCGATAAGCGCCTGCTCAGCTTCATGGTATTCTGTCAGGGATTTCCATAGCTCTGATAAGTAATCTCTGTCTTGATTAGCCATACTCAAATCAGGCTTGTTTGGATAAACGTTAACTCCTTTCGAGCAATATTCATTGAATATCCGGGTAACTTCTTGCAAGCGTTTGGCATAGGGAGTTACACCGGATAGTTTTTTTCTCTTTTTCATACCCATATCATTTTATAAGGTTATCGTATCGTTAGCTATCACCGCTTTCACGTTCCCTTTAGAATCCAATATCTTCACCTGACGCTTCGTCTCATCGGTAACATCATAAATATCCAGCTTCCGCCCTCCATTCTTCAGCGCGGCCTCTCTTATTTGAAAGGCTGTCGGACTATTCCTTTTGAATCGTAGTGCCTGGCTCACGTTCTGAACCGTCACACCGAATGCCTTGGCAAGCTTAGCCTTACCTTCTGCGTCCAGCTCAATCTTCTGTCTGATTTTCTTTTCCATATCTATATACTGATTAAAATTATTCTTATCTTTGGGGCTGTTTCATTTGAACGCGCTGCAAATCTACCGACTATTTTCGATTTGAGCAAATTATTAACCGACAATTTTCGACACAATGAAGGCAATTGATAGATTTTATGAGTATTTAGCCGAAAAAAGTCTAAAGCCAACAGCTATAGAAAAGCTCATTGGCCTATCTAATGGCTATCTCAGTGCACAGAAGAAACGTTCTGCTGATATGGGAGAGGGTATGATGCTTAAAATAATCGACTATTTTCGAGATATCAATCCTCTATGGCTTCTTACCGGTGAAGGCTCTATGCTCCGTACTAATGGTACACCTGTCATGCCAGCAACTCTTACTACAGAGACTTCTATACAATCGGATACTGTACTACTACGTCTTATGGATAAGATAGACGAGAAGGATTATATAATAAAGGAGAAAGAAGCTGAGAATAAACAACTCCAGTCCGAACTCCGCCAGAAGTCCGAAGAACTTGCTGTCCTCAAGGCACAGCACCCAGAAACATCTATACCTCATCCTGAGGTTTTAAACCCTGCGAAGAATGCTTCTACAAAGAAACCTTCTTCACTGCCCAATGCCGACAATGCAACATCTGCCACTGTCCAGTAAAGAAAGAGCATTCAAACAATAATTAAGAGCCATTTAAATAATTAACAAGATGAAGAACCTAAAGCATAAGCCATTATATAATACAATGTATTTTGATGAATCAGCCTCTCATGTTTATGATAGGAATGGAGAATTCTGGAGAGAACTGGATACTCTATGCCGCAATCACCCGGAATTTACTATAACCGTTGAGCACTATGTGGTTAAAGACCGCAATGTAAGTCATCTTCTGGGAGATGTACGAGTGGTGTGTGACCATGAAGAACTTCAGAATATATGTAATCAGATGTATCGGTCACTTTACTACCGGGTTCCATTGAAATTCCATAAGGAATTTGAGGGAAGAGATGACATACTGAAGGAAATCCTTGAAGGTCAAGTAAAAAACGGTATATAGCCATCAATATATTGGCTACATCTAAAGAGTTTACCTCATCCGCAACCAATGGAACTGTGTTGGAGTTGAAAAGGTCACCAATCAAGCTATTGTTTTCTTCATCAACAAAATCAAATGCTATAACCAATCTCTTTGCCATAATTATAATTGGAATTTCATTAACGTAGTTACTATATTCAATGCGTCTTCTATTTTACGGTGTGTAGCTATCGTTTTCCATTTAAAACAATACGAATCTGGACATGATAAAGATGGTAACCAGGTCTATATAAAGTACAACTTATCCATTCCTTTTGTATTCTGAATGCCTTAGTACATTTCATATTCTACAACATCTTAAACGCTCCCGGCACAATCACCGGGAGCATTTGTTATCCAACAATCAATTTACCTCAATCTCCGCCGTTTCATTCCCTCAGCCGGAGCACTGATTAGCGGGAACGGTCGTCACACCTTCAAACATATTTTGTGGCAGGAACAAGACTCGAACTTGCGACCTCATGGGTATGAACCATGCGAGCTACCGACTGCTCCACCCTACAATATTTAGCGACGCGCACACGTTTATGACGCTAAAATACCACTTATTCCACTAATAGCTGCTACAAATCAACCACTTATATAACCTTTGCAATCCCAACACACCCAAAAGATACTATACTATCCCCCTATAAATATTTATTCAAACGCCATAAAATGACCTTCCAAAGGAAATATCATACCCAAAACACCCTAAAAAACAAGGGTAAAAAGTATGCCCAACTTTTCCACAAGTAAACGATTTAGACATAAAAGTATGTCCAACTCAGTATGCCCAACAGTATGCCCAACTCGCATTTTAACACTTCACTAGCCAATATACGCCCAATGCAATTTTATCTATTTAGCAACTTCGGATTACTAAAACCTTCATTCCATTTAAACGCCTTAAACACTCTATCTTTTCTTATCAAATACTTCTATATAATAATTATTTGGAATATCTTTGCAAAAGAAACTTCTAAATAGCAACAATATGACTAAGGTAATTCACGTGCATCTCATTTTCGAGAAGAAAGATTATTATTTCGGTAGCATCAGTGCCATCTATACCGTTTTGAACGACACTCAAATAGGTATCAAGCAGAGTAGCCTTCTCCATGCCGGTCTATACGATGGTGGCGTCAAAATAACCCGTAGGGCCATTATCAAGCAGTCCCACCTCATCCGTAGCACTCAGGAGTAACCCACACTATCCCGCACAAAAAAAAGGCTGAATTGTGCCCCTAAACGCATCAATTCAGCCTTCATATTTCCTCAATGTAACACATAACCGTTTAGAAGGTTTTAAAAGTCGGCCAGATGTAACTCTAATGTAACCGAATGTAACAATTCGATTTGTATTCGGCATTTGAGGTCAATGCGTATCAATCCCTTTATTCATCGGAGTTTCATCATATTTTCCTTGTTCATGATTTACACACAATTCGTTCTGTCCCCCTTACAAGTACTTACGAAAAACAAGCAAATTAAAAATAGTTTCACTTTTGGGGCTAAATAATTGCCGAAAAATTGCAAAAACAAAAATAAATCAGAAAAGCTATATAGACCTGCATCAAAAACATTTGTAAAGTATGAGGGCGATTTGCAGAAGTGGAATTAGACCATTCGAGCGTACCTGGGATTTTTATATCAATTACCCAATATCAGCTCCCAGTTATCCATAATGGCCATCTCTCAATGTAGCACATCAGGCTGATAAATTGTATAATTTATTCAAAAGCAATAAAATCTATGCACAGCTCTACCTTACTTAAATATTATTTGTAGACTTTTATATATTTTGTCCTGTTTTATAAAAAAACATGTCATACTTTTGCATATATAAATGTTCTCCTGAACATTTTACATTTTTATTCTTTTGTGTCTGTGAAGACACAAAAAATGTTTGTTTTGTTTGTATCATCCTCTCTTTTAGCGAAAAGAGAGGATGACTTTTATTATACTTAAGATATGAAAAGAGCGACTATTTAGCCGCTCCTTCTATTATTTCCTTCAACCGACACAATCTATCAATGGCCGGATTATAGAATGCATCCGGATAATGTTGCTTAATATCGCAGATATTCGCATTAACATACAGAGAGGTGTCAAAGATATGTTCCGCCTCACTTAGCATCACCTTTTTGGGTAATTGGGCTGTTTGTGCCCATTCAATTATTACCTTGACGGATTCCTCGTCGTATGCATATTTACTCTCTTCTGCCATAATTGCTTTATCTAATCATTTATAATTGAAAATACGTATCGTTCGCCATATCAACGGCATCCTCCAGACTACCGCCGTTCTCCTCCACAAATGCAACTATGGTATCCAAGAGCTCATCAAAGGAAGGCATGCTCTCATTCGTTGTCTTTTGAATATAGTCTTCCTTTGTAAAAGCTATATTCTCTATCAATTCAGTTTTCATTGAAATAAGCAGATATAATTACACAAAGGTAAGGAGATTCGGAATATAAAAAAATATCAGTGTGATTTCCATAGTAAAAAAACAGAGGACTTGACTATAAATTCAGAACACTCATCCTTTAAAAAGATAAAAGCAGGCATTATATTTGTACACATGAAGCCGTGAGGCTTATGATTCTTGTTTAGCTGTATAAAGCCTTCCCTCCTCAATCTAAAGAAGAGAAGGCTTTCATTATGAAACAAAAAGCCTCGACATAAGCCGAGGCACACTATACAATAAAAAAATACCGCATTTGTCATAAACTTGTTAAATGCCCAATTCCAAATGGATATAGCTTCATAGCGACAACCAGTTATTCCCCTGCTTGGATAACTCAAATTATGAGTACAATGGGAGGAAACGGAGGTATAAGAACTTTCGTGCGTTTACTTGGAGCGAATGGGAGTCAGTAGCTCTTACTTAAAACTGTGGAGTTATTCTACAATACTGTGGAATGCGCCACGATATTCCACAAGGAAGTAAAAAAGAGTTTGCTTTATATTGCTGAAAATGAATGCAACATTGTTACATTGCCATTTTGGCATCAATTTTGTACTATGGTTTATGTCCTAAAATTTATCAGTAACTTATAGTTGTTATGGTTAGACAATAGGTATTAGTTTCATTAAGGTTTAAAGTTATTTTGTTCATATTGATTTTCATTCGGAAACTCTCTTTGTTTAGTATTGCATCCCGGTCTGTGAAGTATCGGGATGTTTTTACCTTGGAGGATTGCGGTTTTCGACTAAATACTATAACTTTGTATAGTTAGCCGATATAATACTATTTTATTCTTTGGAATAATGAAAGTATTCTCAGCCTGTGAGGGTCGGATGCTTTTGGTGGGTAATGCCGCCAATTATTCCAGTTAAGTGTTTAGGTTTTATGTTGTCTGCCCCATGAACGGACAGCATTGACAAAAAGTATTTTACCCGTTCTATCCGTGACGGCTTGGACGGGTTACAAGAGAATTCAAACAAGCCATTGACTTTCTATTTCTCAGCATGTCTTGTATGAGATTTGTTTCTTTGAAACAAAAGCGGTGAAAGTAAAACCGCACTCTCTATCCCACTGTAAACCAAAGAAATTATAAACAAATACATGCAGAAAGCTACGGGGATTTTTCAATGAAAAGAAGCAATTCATCCAACTGTCTTTTCCACAATTTCCATCACTACATGGCTTGACTCCAACCAGAACCAATACCACAACCAAAGCATAACTCCACCCAACCAAACAAAAGCCACATCAATATAATACAAATTTAATATCCTGCTAACCAATACACATAAGAGTTCTCCGCAAAGCACATAGGCAGCAACCATAGTAACAAACTGGTCATTGGCAACAGTTATCAAAACCAGAATGCCTATAACGGGAAGAAGGGAAATACAATCAATTAGAAGTCGTTGTTTGTCATTCATAACATAATAGAGATTAGAATACAAATATAAACATTATTTATATAAGACACCCCTCTATAACAGAAATATCTGACAAATAAGAAACAAACTATTATTACAATTATAAACCCAAAGAGTGACTATTCAGTCGCCTTTTCCATAAACAGTCAACAAATATCCACTAATCATCAGTAAAACATATATCTACTATCGCACGTTTAACAACGCTCTCTTATCTCCGACAAAACCTCAGCCACACAAAAGCTGAGGTCCAGCATGTTCCTTTCAATATATACAATCAATTAAAGCACACAATAATGGCTGAAAGTAACCAAGATAAGCATCCAACTTTCCCTCAAACATCTTCTCTAACATATCTGACTTGCAAATATTTATGACAATAGCCTGCCTTCCTACTCAGTCTTAAACTGGCTTAAAACTCTTTACTCAATAGTTCTGCAGAAACAGCTTTGTGTTCTTTAACCCAGTATCCATCGTTTTTTCAATTATAAAGGTAAAAAACAACTCGGATATCTTATATCCGAGTTATCATTTACACAATCTTATGAATGGTACCGATTTTTCATATCAATTACTTATTGACATTCATTTCCATCAATTATGTAATTTTCCCCAATAGGGAAAAAGAAAATTGTCATTCAACAGATTCACCTTTTTCGTTCAGAAGAACCGTTACCTCTTCAGCGGACTGGTCATCTTTAGTAAGAACCAATACGACTTTATAAACCTTGCCGATTTCTTTCTCTGCAACAAACACTTCTTTTATTGTAGCCCTCTCATAGTCCTTTGCCAATGTGTTTACTACAGCCTGGGGAAGATCTTTCACTTCGATTTTTGTAAATTCATCTTGGGGATCTTGCAAAGCCTGAATTACAGACTGTACTTCTGATGTAACGTGAGCAAATGCTACTGAACTACCTAATCCCACAACCACTGCTAATGCTACTAATACTTTTTTCATAATCGTAATTTTTAAATGGATATTAATTTTATGCCTTTCATTACAGTAATTATAGAACAAAACAAATGCCAAAACAGAAATGAGAATATAATAACCTATTAAATAGGGTTTTAATAAAGAAGCAAGGAATTATCATGTGTAGAAATGTGTAGAACAGAATACCACATAAGGGGAATAATACCACAGTAGAATAGCTTTAATTTCCTGAAATGAGAGATGACATTAAAAGTTACATAAACCTTGGATAACAATAAAGTCCGTACTTGGGAAAGTCTGGACTAAGGAAAAGGAACTTTCTTATGCCTTATTCCCTCCATAAGACTGAACAAAATTACAAAAAAGAGACAATAAGATACATAAAACGGACATTAAAACAATTTTTCTATGCCTATATTTGAGAAAAAGAAAAAAGAGAGCTACTTTAGCCTAAAATTTCATATCAAAGCACCTTTATCTGTAGCAGTTTCAAAAAAACGCATTTTTTTAAGCTTTGTATGTTTCGTTTAAGGCCACCTTCCTTTTGAGCGCAAGAGGAAGGTGTTTTTTTCAATCCCTTTCCACGTATCATTACCCATCTTGCGATTCTTTGTCACTACGCTTCTTCTTCTCTCACTGTTTCAGCTCCAACTCCATTTTTAAATCCAGATTAGTTTTTTCAACATCAATTATTCATCCTGCGCCTTACGAAGCCGTTCAAGCTGTTTCACAAATCGCCATTTCTTCTCTGAAACCCACTTCTGAATGAACATGTTGCACTCCCGCCTTGAACTCCTCGCCATCCACATCAATGATATTACCGCCATATCCACTTGATAATTTGTCTATGTTATCTTTTCATTATTTTCTTGAAATCAATTTCAATTTGTCGTCCCATGTTTACTATAGCACTATCCACCTTATGTATTTCTGCCGGTGTAACAGCGTCCTTGTATCTGGCTTTGCCCAACTTGAATTTCATGTCGTCCAAAGTCCCCGATATGTTCAAACCTAATTTGAACGGTACCGGTGATTTCAAGATGGAAATATGATAGTCAAAGTTCATATCCAATCCTTGCGTACCCCCTACCGCCGCTTTGTAACGGTCCATCGAAACTTCAAAAGGATAGATTGTCACTTTACCGTCTCTGATACTAATATTTGCTGAAATACTATCGATTAAATTCTTCTTTTTGTTCTTGAAAAAGAATTTCTTTGAGATTTCAGCGAAAGTCTCACCGTCCATCAGTACAAGACTGTCCCCTTTTACATGAATGGCCGAGCGCAAGGTCGGTATCTTGATGTTAAGGTTGGAATCTAATGCCGCAGCTGCCGCCATATTGAAATCCACAGTTCCTTCGAATGAACGTAACATGGGCACGATTGTATCCAAAGAGGGTGCAAGGTCGACCAACTTTCCTATGTTAATGTTATGCAAGCGGAAATCAAAACCCGCAAATCCTTGTTCCGGACGTTTTGCCTGATAAACAAGCGTAGTGTTCATTTCCGAACCCATACCCTTCATGCTAAGCTCCTTCAGGTACACAGATTGGTTACGAATATCTACGGCCCCGTGGACATCATTGAAGATCACTTTTTCATAAAATACTTGTCGGAAATGGGTTTGCAATTCAAAGTCTAACTTCGGTGGTATGACAAACAATTTGAGATTCGTAGAAATTGTATCTGTTTCTGCCATAATTGTATCCGAGGGAAAGGATATTGAATGTATCAGCTGGTTGCAGTCTAAATGCTCTGACGAAACATTCAGCTTGGCACGTAAAACTTTGTGATGTTTCGCAGCTCCATACAAATCATGGATTACCCCACTTGCCGTAATGTCAGATCTACCTATACGCATGGTAGCGTTACGTAAGGTGACAGTACGGTTTCCCACTGTTACAGCGGTTTTTTGCATATGTATGGGAAGTGCACATTCCGGAATACAGACAGCCATATGATTAAACCCCACGATGCCATCGGGCATCCACAATGAATCACGTATTTTTTCTGCGGTGATTCCTATACCTGCTTTGTTCATTCCAGCTTTGACTCCTCCCATGCGACAAAACAAGGTGTCTGTCTCCATAACAAGTCCTATTTGGGGCTTGCTTGGATTATGTTCCCCCGGCTGTACTTTCAATGTAGCAGAGGATTTTCCGCAAAACAAACCAAGAGAATCCCCTAAAGCAACTTTTAGCTTGTGCATTTCCATTTTACATTCTACCTGAGCCATTCGGGTTGTGTCTTTGGAAGGAATGGTCCTGACGGTAGCCACAAGACTTTTCATATCAGAGTCTAATTGAGGAGAACGGAGAATCATATCCTTGATTTGGGCATGCCCCCCTAACCATTCATTGCCGGCAAAGGCCAAAGATGCGTTACTTATGAACTCAAAATTCCTCTGAGTATCACGTAGCATGAATTTATCAGTCTTGAGTTTTCCTTCAGCCGTGATACGTCCCCAATCCCGCTTCTTTATAGAGGACATACGGCAGCGTACTCCCAAATCGGTTTCCATTTCCCCTTCCATACTGATGCTTTCTTGTAATGGAAAAGCATGCTTCAGCGCATTCAGGTCTATGGTTGATTCAGCATGGAAAGTGATATCGGGATCAGCCAACAGATTCTCTACTTTCATATCAGCCTGTATGCTGGTATTTGCCCCTTTAAAATGGAATGCCTTCAGATTCAGATAGGAGGGGCTATCGTGCATCAGATCTATTTGAGCAAAAAAATCGGCTTCTAATTTGTCTATGCCATAAGGCAATCCGGCATACCGGGCAGAGGCATCCTTAATTTTGATGTCCAATGTGGCCAATGGTAATTTTTGTTTTCCATAGGTTCCTTTCAGCTCTCCTTTGAAAGCAACCTCTCCTTTGACAGATACCTCTTTCTTTTGCAGAATACTTTCTGGAATCATGTGCAATACGGTTTCCAACGAAGGAGCGTGCAACCCATATTGCAGGTCTAAATCAAGGGTTTGGGCTATTGCATCATGACGCAATGTTCCCTTTACCCCTAATTTAGTACCGTTTATATTGATTAGAGCGTCACGCAGAAGGAGAGTGCGATGAACGGCATCCAGTTCAATGTCAGTCCTCAGATGAATGCCGACACGATTAGTTATCAGTTGCCCATTTTGCCAGAAAAGGACATTCTTGTTCTTGAAATCCAAAGCCAATACAGAATGTTCCTTTTTCATGTTTGCCTTCAAGTCCAGATTCATGTCCCATAGATTGGCAAAGATATGTGTGTCTCGGTCATCCATGGTTACCGTAGCATGTTTTATGGCAACCTGTTCGACATTAAGTTCATTCACATGCCTGGCCGTATCTGTTGATGATGAAGCTATATTTGTCGTGTCGGGGAACAAAATGTCCCAATTTGCAGCTCCAGTCCCGTCCTTGTATGCATAGATATTGGCACTATCTAAGGCAAGCTGATGGATATTTACCTTTTGCTGTTGCAAATAATCCATTACATCAATTACCAATACGGCTTTCTTGAAAGACAATAATGTGTCAGTCCTTTGCCACATGGTGTCACGGATAACCTTTGAAACCAATGTTCCGTCTTTCAGTTTCAATCCGAGCCGTGGAAAGGTGGAAAAGAAAGTAAGTTCTACATCTTTTATATCCAATTTTGCATTCAAATTCTGATTGGCAGTTTTCAATACCACCGGAGTTAACTTTTCAGAAGTAAACACAAAATTCAGAGCAATTGCAATTACTATAAAGGCGGCTATAATCAGCCCTCCTGATATAATGCCGGATATTTTTAAAATTTTTCTAGTTTGTTTTTCCATATCTTGATAAAAAGACACTTGCAAATCTACATATAAAGCATCGATAAATCAGCAGCCGACAATGTCTAAAAGCAAATAAAAAGAGTTTATGATTTTTTTTTCGGAATTAATGAACAGTACTGCATACTTCTCAGAGTAGATAAACACAGATTGATTTTTTATATCTTGCCTCATTAGAAATATAAAGCCTTTAAATAAAGTGTATCCAATCCTCATAGACTAAGCCTGCTTTCATTATTCCCCCAAAGAATAATGAAAGCAGTATTGACTAACTATACAAGATTGCAGCATTCAGTCGAAAACTGTAATCCTCCAAAATGAAAAACATCCCGATGCTTCACAGACCGGGATGCAATACTAAACAAAGAGAGTTTCCGAATGAAAATCAATATGAACAAAATAGCTTTAAACCTTAATGCAACTAATACCTATTGTCTAACCATAACAACTATAAGTTACTGATAAATTTTAGGACATAAATCATAGTACAAAATTGATGCCAAAATATCAGCGCATCGACATTATTCTCATTTTCAACAACATAAAACAATTTTATTTTTTACTCCAGTGTGGAATTGTGCGGAATATTCCACAATATTGCAGAATCGCTCTACAGTGCCGCAATTGAGAAAGCAATACCTTAACGTATCTGGAGCTTAAATTTAACATTTGCACTATTAAATCGTTAACGAATATATTTACCAGCTAAACCTTGTTATAAGATGGCAATGAAAAGGTTGAAAATTTGCACAGTCCTTGCAATTCCGTACATTTGCAATGTGTTTTTCATAGTATTAGATATAAGGTTAAACTAAGATTGGCTGTCTGGGATAGATAGCCTTTTTTGTATATATTCACAAACAACATTTCAAAGTCAGGTTTATCTCTAATTCATCCGATGATTTGAAAAGACTTCCAGTATAGGATACATTAACAAACAAGATATTTTACCCCAACATTATGTTCAAAAGCTTTTCCCTAATTTGCTAAAAACAATATTTATTTCTACATTTGAATTTTAACCAATTATATAGTATCACTAAATATAAGGATATGAAAAAGTTATTATTTGTCATGTTGGCATGTACAGCTACACTTGTCTTTGCATCATGC